TTTAAAGAGACCTTTAAACAGATGGGCAAAGAAGAAAACTTATGTAAAAAGAATTATTGCAGAGCATGGAAAAGAATTAGAAAGAGACCAACAATCAGGTGGTCAGATGACTTTTCCAGGACAAGATAATGTAGTAAATAGACCGGGGTCAGCAGGAAATAATATGCAGACTTCAATAATTAAAGCCATGAATGATACAGTAAGTAATGATGAATGGTGGATATCTTTTTTAGTATCAGCAGTACAAGGTTACTTACATGCAAAGATTAATTCTAGGATAGATAAAAGAAAGACGAAGAACAGTATACATAGAAATCATTTTATTGAATTTATTATAGCTCCTAATACAAAGCAAGCAGGTAAACCAGATAAAGATGACGGAAAAGAGTTTGAGAGTGTATTTAGAAAGCATTTTAATGCAGCACTGAAGAAAAAGATAAAAGCTATGAAGGATGGTAAAGTTCCTAAGAAAGAGATAGCAGCTTTTGCATCAGACTCCCCAGATATATTTGATGAGTTTTCTGATTTTGGTGATGATAAAGCAGTTGAAATCATGGAACAAGAAGCAAGAAAGCAGATGCGTAAAGCAAATGCTCAAATGGCAGGAGTAGGCAAAGGAACAAAGACAAAGATAAGTTTCAATAAGAATTTAGAGAATATAAGGGCAACAAAGAAAATAGGAAAAGCTATAGAAGTAATGCGTAAAGGGGCGGATAGCGTAAAAGTAAAAACAGTAGCCTCACAAGCAGCAAATCCTCCTATGAGTAAAATGTCTAAAGGTCAGAGAGCAAGTGCTCAAATGGGTCCAGGATTTAGAATGGATAAGGAAGGTTTATTAATTAAAAATATGATAAATAATATACTTCCAAGAGCTATAGAAGCAAACATGGGTTCTCCTAGGTTGAATAATCAAACAGGAAAATTTGCAACTAGTGCTAAAGTAGACAATGTAGTAGTAGGACCAAGAGGAGGTTTATATATTGGATATACGTACCCACAACGTCCGTATGGAGTATTTGAACCCGGACATGGTAGAGCGCCTTGGGCAAATCAGTATAGAGACCCAAGACATATAATAGGAAAGAGCATACGAGAGATTGTAGCAGTAAACATGAGAGGCCAAACGGTTTCAGGATTAACAAGGGAATTTGAATAATGCCAGAGCAAACGTCAACAAGATTATATACGACAAGAAGACAAAATATTGTTAACGCTTTGGTAGATGTTATCGAAAGAATTGATGGTACTGGTGAGTACCAAACTGCAGTTGCAGAATGTAGTCCAAGACTTACATTTTGGGACGAAGTTAGAGAGTTTCCAGCAGTTCATCTAAATGCGGGTCGTGAGATTCGTTCATATGATGGTGGTGGATTTAAGTTTCGTTATCTTACTATAACATTAAGATGTTACGTAGAGGATAACGATGACGCAGTAGGAGCATTAGATGCTTTACTTGAAGACCTGGAAACAGTTCTTGAAGCAGAAGATCCTCTTACTTATTATGATAAAAATGGTGTAGCACAAAAAACTGTGCAAACCACAATAATTAGTATAGACACCGATGAAGGTGTTATGGATCCTTTAGGTATCGGCGAGATACTGATGGAGATTCAATACTAGAGAGTAAACAGCTACGATGAATAATAATTTGTCAAGGCTCTTTACAAGAAAAAACGGAGAAAAAAATGGCAGACAAATTTTATTTTAGCCGGGATACCGAGGTCTATTTAATGATGGGCGTGAATGATGCTGGTTCAACAGCAGGAACTTCATGGAAAATACCTGTATTAGATGGATTCAGTTTCTCACAAGGCACAAACACAAGTGAAATTACTCTAGCAGAGATGTCGGACAGTGCTGGTAAAACTAGAAGAAGTAGACAAATGTTTACTGATTCTTACGCACCTGCGGAATGGTCTTTTCAAACTTATATAAGACCCTTTAGATCAGTAGCAGATGCTACTGGTGGATGGGAAAAACATACAACTTTGATTCATCACGCAGTAGAGGAAGCTCTTTGGGCTAACTTTGCATCAGCACCTACATTTACTGCTTCAGCAGACGATTCATCTGTAGCCGTATGGAACAAGGGAGTTGACAACACTACTTCAAGTATGATTGTTGATTTTGTTGATTCAGAAGTTGCAGCTCTAGGAACATTTGATTTGTTCTTTGAGATGGGCGGAGCAGCAGGCGGATCAGGCGTAACCGGACCTACATATTATAGATTAAAAAATGCAGTTGTAAATTCTGCATCTATTGATTTTGATATAGATGGTATTGCTACTATCACATGGTCAGGTTTTGCATCTATAATACAGGATTTAGCATCTTTACCGAGCACAATCACAACTGAGATTACAGAAGCAACTACAGGCACGAGTAACTTTATTAGAAATAGATTAACCCAATTATCAGTAACAAATACCTCTGATACAAGTACGTTCCCAGGATCCAGTGGTGGAAACTATAATGTAGTACTAACAGGTGGAAATGTGACTATGGAAAACAACATAACATATTTAACACCAGAAACGTTAGGAATCGTTAACCAACCACTAGGGCATGTTACAGGAACAAGAAACGTATCAGGTAATTTTACATGTTACTTAAATAGAGAAGCAGGCGGAAGTGCTGACTTATTTGAAGACTTAATCGAAGCCACAGACAAAATTAACAATGGCTTTAATACAGTATTTAAAATAGGCGGAACTACAGCTCCAAAGATACAAATTGATTTACCAAATTGTCACTTTGAAGTACCAAGCCATTCTATTGATGACATTATATCACTAGAAACAAGCTTCCATGCTTTACCAAGTTCAGTAGATCCATCTACTGCAAACAATTTTGAAGCAAAAGTAACTTATACTGGTAGCTAATATTAACAAACGGGGGAGTAACTCTCCCCCACTTTTAACCAGGAATTATTATGACAGAAGAAAAGAAAACAGTATCACTAGCGAGTTTATTAACTCCAAGCAAAACAGTAACTATAGACTACCCGGAGTTTCCAGGAATGACAGTAGATTTATGTTACTTAGCAAGAGAAGAATTGGTCAAACTAAGATCAAGATGTCTTTCTCAGAAATTTAACAAGAAAACAAGAGCATTTGAAGAAGTTTTAGACGACGACAAGTTTTTAGTCGAATATTGCAAATCAGTAATTAAAGGATGGAAAGGACTTAAATATAAGTACCTAGAAAAGATGTTACTTGTAAACTTACAAGGTGTTAACAAAGAAGATGAGTTATCATACTCACACGAAGATGCAGAGATACTAATGAAAAATGCATCCGATTTTGACACTTGGGTCACGGAAACAGTAGGTGACTTAGAAAATTTTACGCAGAGCAAGTAAAACTAATACTTGCAAAATTAGATGCGTTTTATAGAGAGGATATGTTACCTCTCGAAACATACTTAAGAATATGTGAACAAACAGGTGAAGAACCTGATCCAATGAAGATGCCTCCAGATAGGAGTGAGTTTCCAAAAGAAGTTCAGGAAGCATTTTTAGTTCACGATTTTTTACCAGACAATTGGATAGAAGGCGGATATATAGGAAAGAATTATTCCGCTCTAGAATCAATACTAAATATATTTGAAATTGAAGAAAGACAAGTAGTATTAGTATTTCTTAAACATATAGAAGCTAGAAATACTACTAAAATTAACAAAGAGCTTGAACGCAAACGTAAAAGCGCAGAGAAAAAAGGATAATGACAAAGAAGAATCAAATAACTATTGAATTCAGTGATGGAGATACTCTAAAAGATCTTCAGAAGAAAGTCAAAAAAGCCGCAGGTGGTTTTAATGCATTAGCTACGTCTCAAAGAGGCGCCGATCGTGCAGGTAAGGGACTTACCCGACAATCCTCAAACCAAACTAAAAACTTCTCAAAAATACAACAAGGTATTAGTGGAGGTCTTGTACCTATCTATGCTACCTTGGCTGCTCAAGTATTTGCTGTTACAGCTGCGTTCCAATTCTTATCTAACTCTGTAGACTATAAAAACTTAATTGCAGGGCAACAATCTTTTGGTGCTGTTACTGGAGTAGCTTTAAAAACATACACCTTAGGTGTACAGGCAGCTACTGAAGGACAGTTAAGATTTTCTGAAGCAGCTCAATCAGTTGCTATTGGTACAGCAGCAGGACTTTCTAGATCTCAGATAGAAGAGATTGGTAAAGCCGCAAAAAACACCTCGCTTGCTCTGGGTAGAGACTTAACAGACTCATTTAATCGTCTTACAAGAGGTATAACAAAAGCGGAACCAGAATTACTAGACGAACTAGGTATCATACTTAGGTTAGACCCTGCTCTTAGAGCATATGCAGACTCAGTGGGTAAGACAAAAGAACAATTAAATCAATTTGAAAAATCACAAGCTATCGCTAATGAAGTGTTAGATCAAGCTGAATCAAAGTTTGGTAAGATCTCAGAAATTATGGATCCTTCTGCTTTTGCTTTACAGCAATTTGCAGTAGCGTTTGATGATTTACTCAATAAATTTAAAGTAGGAATCGGTACAGTTTTACTACCATTATTAGGATTTCTTTCTAATAATGTATATGCTCTTACAGCAGCATTAGGACTTTTTGCACTTCCAATTGTTAAAACAATTTTACCTAATTTTGAAGCAATGGGAGAAACAGCTAAAGAAAGCATGGAGACAGCTACTCAGTCTGTAAAGAAAGCGCAAGGCGAATTTGACAGATTAAATTTTAAAGATAATAAGAAAACAAGAGATTCATCTATGGATAGCATTAATATGATGCGAAATAAAAAGGGGCAAAAGAATATGTCCTCAATGTATAATCAGATGAATCAAAAACAAATTACCTCCCATAAAAAGATGTTAGCAGCTAAAAAGGGTGACTACTTAAATTATACTCGACAAGAAAGACAAATAATGTTTAAGCATTTAAAACGACAGGAAAGATCTTTAGCAGTAAGTGAAGGTAAAAAGAGAGGGGAGTATGCAAAAACAACAAGCTTCTTTAAATTACAGCAAGCAAGAATGGTTTTAATACAGAAACAAGCAGGTACATTGATGGTAAGAGCTACTAAAGCAACTGCAGGATTAATGACAAAAGCCTTGAGTATAGTAGGTTGGCTTGGAATAATAGTTATGATTGGTTCCATAGTTATGGGAATTATAGGGTACTTTAAAAAGGCCAACGAAGCCCAAGATAAGTTAAACGAAAAAATGGCAGACCAGTTAAAAATGCAGAAAGAATTAAACATAGAACTAGAAAGAATGAATGAGGTCAGAGGCAAAGGGTTAGTAAAAGAAGGACTTGATACTTCTATTCAATTTGGTAATATGATATCTTCTGCAGACATGGCGGGTTCTTTAGCTAAGGCTAAGAAATTTAGACAAGAACAACAAAAAATATTTAACGATACAGGATCAGGTATCGGAGGTTCATTTGGTATATTAGATAATGAAGCACTTTCAATGAAAAAGAAAAACATGGCCTACTTAGAAAAACAGGATGAAAGATATAATAAAATGTTGGACCACTCTACCGGAAGGGCAAAAGATAGAATACTTAGACTTCAGAGCTTTAATGATGAAGCAATGAAGCAAAGAGAGAAAGAAATAGACCAGTTATCAGAACTTGGATTTGCTAATAAAGATTTACAGCTAAATTACAAATCAAATATTGAAACTCTAAAACAACTTGAACAAGGTGCAGTAGGGCCTCTAAAAGATACTTATAAAGAGATGAGAATTGAACTTGAAAAGAATGGTTCTTTAAGTGACAATCAAATTAAAAGACTAGGAGAAGAAGAAAGGGCGTATGTAAGTTTAACGGAAAGAGTAAAAAGATACGGAGAAGTTAGTAAAAGTTTCCAACAAGCTTTAGCGGGCATGGCAGGTAAAGGACTGCCTATGCAAAATCAAAGAAAAGCTTTAAATGACATGCTACTAACTCAGGAAGCTCTAATTAAGAAAACAAGGATGGGGTTAAATAATACTCTAGTAGGCCCTCGTACAAAGCAGGGAATGGAAGATAGAGCCAAAGCAGAAATTACTTTAACTGAGGATGAATTACACTTAACAGAACTACAAAAATTTCAAAAACAACTTAATGGAATTGTAACAGCTGAAAAAGCTATTCTATCAACTCAACAAGAGAACGCAAGAACTTTCTTAGAACATGCAAATGCAAGAACAATAGCAGACAAAAAAGCAAAGATAGCAGCTACAGGCATGTTAAAAGTAGATGAAAAACTAGCACGAGCAAAACAAGACCAAGCAAATGCAGAAGCAGCACTTAAAGCACTTCAATTAAAAGGTAGTAGAACAAGAGATAGCTTTGCAACTCAAGACGCGTTAGATGCTTATCTTGCAGCTGGAGGAGTACTTCAAGAGCAAGTACTAGATGCTGAATACTCAGTAACTCTTGCTAAAGATAAAGTAACAACAGTCACAAAAGAAGTAGGCGTTCAAAAGGTACTTAACGCAGAGCAACAAAAACAATTAGATATAGCAACTTTAAACTTACAACTGAAAAAAGATACTCTTAATGTAAATTCTCAAGCATTAGCTTCACAGATAGGAAATGTTGGATTTAACAGCATGTATAGTGGAACAGGATTTGGAGCTCAAGCAAAGAAAGAACAAGACGTAGAACAGAAAAAATTCCAAATAGAAGAAAAAAGACTTGCTCTTGTAAATCAAAGAGCAGTACTAAAAAAGCAAGAATACGCTGCGGGTAGCGACGAACAACTTGCAGAAGAAGCTTCAATTGCAAACAATGAAAAGAAATTAGAGTTACTCAAAGCACAAACAACAGCAGCAGAATTCGCGGCAACTCATTTAGGTCAATTACAGATGAGCTTTGCAAAAGGTATAGAGGATATGTTTGTAGCAATTGCACAAGGCTCTATGTCAGCGAAAGAAGCATTTAAAGAGATGGCATTAATGATGCTAAAACAAATGGCTCAAATAGCTGCACAGCAACTGGCATTGAAAGCTTTAGGATTTATGGGGTTCCCAACTCCTCTAGCTAATGGTGGAATAATACCTATGGCAACTGGTGGAATCATTCCTAAATATTCACAAGGTGGAATAGCAACAGAACCTACTTATTTAGTAGGAGAAGGAAGACACAATGAAGCTGTTGTACCTTTACCAAATGGAAGAAGCATACCTGTTGATATGAGAGGCGGAAGCGGAACAAACAATGTATCAATTAACGTAAATGTTGATGGAAGCTCTTCAAATGTTGCAGACGGAGAAAAAGGAAAAGCACTTGGTAAAATGATGGAAGTAGCAGTAATGGAAGTAATACAAAGAGAGAAAAGACCTGGAGGAGTATTAGGTAGATAATGGCAACAGCAATATTTCAAAACGATGGAAGTAATATAACAGGTTTTTCTGGTGGCGTAGTTGTAGATAAAGGATTCCAAAGATCAAGCACACCTAAAGTACATACTTTGACTTTTGGAGATGGGTATGAACAAAGAATAGCAGATGGTATTAATAATCTAGCTCAAGGAATGAACGTAAGTTTTACTACAAGACCTAAAGCAGAAATTGATGACTTAGTGGCTTTCTTTGAAAGTTTAGGGGGAGTTACAAAATTTAGAATGACTATAGATGATACTAATGGCAACGAAACAGTAAAAGTTGTATGTAAGTCCTGGAATCAAACATGGGCCTATGATAACTTCTATAGTTTATCTTGCTCATTTGAAAGGGTGTATGAAGCATAATGGGAGAAAGAATACCAATAAAAGAAGTTCAAAAACTAGAACAACCTTCCGGGATTGTAGACCTTTATGAAATTGAATTAAATAATAATGCTAAAGCTTATATTACAAAGGCTCCTGATGGCAATCTTCAAAGTATAGAGCTTTATGACTATGATACACATACTCAGAAAAATACCTATATACCTATTCCATTAGAAATAGAAGGAATCGATATAACAACAAAAGGAGTATCAGCCAGACCCGTATTAACGATTGCAAACATTTTAACAGACTTTG